TCATTGCAGCGTTCTTGTGCCCCAGGATCGACTGCGCGAATGCCGCCCCAAACTCTTCCCGATACAAGCGCTCTGACAAGCTCCGGATTTCGTGAAAGGTTGGTGGCGTCCGCCCATCCGAGGCCTGAATCCCCGCCTTCTCTCTGGCCCGTTGAAACGCTTCGGATAGACTGCCCGCCGCGAGCTGGTCACCTGGTTTTGCTTTCCCCATCTTCTCGACATGATGAATCATGTAACGGCTAACGATCAGGTCCCGGCATGCGGCAACTGCTTCGCCGATCGATACGCCAATCTTCGCTAGTCTGATTGCACCATCCAGTTGGAGCTTCACCTCCCCCTTTGACTTGCCCTGTGCCACGTGCAAGAAGCCATCTTTGAAGTCGGCAAATTTCATCTTGGTGATGTCATCTCGGCGCTGCGCCGTCGTCAGCGCAAGCATCATCGCGCGTTGCAGCCATGCGTTGGCCTGCGCGTGAATCTGCCAGAACTGCTCGAGCGTCAAGCGTTCGCGCTTCACTTTGTAAGTCGGCGTAAAGGTCGCGCTTACCGGGTTCTTCCCCACCTCAATGACGCCCTGCGTTTCGGCCCACCTGAACAGATCGCTGAGGCGTGTGCGCATGGCATGAGTCGCGGCGGCGCCGCTATCGTTTTCGTGCGCCTCAATGAAGCGCGCGACGTGTGCGGTCGTTATCTCGGCCATGCGGCGCGCGCCAAGGTCCGACTCCGCGGCTTTCCTCAGATATCGTACCGCATTGTCAAGCGTGGAGGCCGAGGGCTTTTTTTTCGTTTCCCACAGCTCGCGGTAGATTGGAATCCACTCCCGCAAGGTGTAATCGGACTTCCCGAGCACCCAATCGACAAGAGACGAGCGCTCACGGCCGGCGAGCGCCGCATTCGCCGCGCGAGCCTCCTGCATGGCTTTGGCCCGCTCCTTGCCCAGCCCCTTAATAGCTTTTGTCTCCGGATTCCGATAGTAGAAGTACCCGGCGGGGTTCTGGTACAAGTTGGCCGGGAGTGCTCGGTTCTTCGCTAATCTTGCTCTGCCCATTTCAGTCCACGTAGCGCGCGTCGCGCTTTACCTGCCAGGTGCGCCCGACCTTCTGCGGCTGCGGCTGAATGTGGCCGTCGCGCACCCAGCGGATCAGAGTGTTTTTGTGCGGGATCTTCGAGAACATCGAAGCGGCCCACTCCTGTAGTGTCACATAGCGCGACTGGATTGTTTGATTCGCCATCCTATTCTCCCTTCCTCTTCACTTCCACCACCGCGCCTACCGGCTCCCCCGTCATCGCCAGGTAAATCAGCCCACCGAGCGCCGCCCACGCTGCCGCTTCCGCATTACTCATTGCCTGCTGCTGTTGCGCTCGATCCGCTTCTACAGCAGCACGGGCGCGCCATTCGGTAATTTCGGCTTTAAGACACGCTATTTGAGCTTGATAACTGTCATGTGGGTGCTTATTAAAACGGTCTTCCCACGGATCAGGCAGCGGTGGCATCGCCCCTTCTGGTACAGCAGCGGCAGGAGATGCGCGGCGGTTCCATGCGGTCAGGATGTCAGGCACTAGCGACAAGTCGCCTTTCGGTGCGACGCGCAGCGCCGCCGACAACGAGAAGTAGCAGTCGTCCGTATGTGCGCCAGCCTTCTCGCCGCCAAGGCCGCAGAACGGGCAGGGTTTCAGTTCGGTGCTCATGCCTTCTCCTTGGTGTCCGTGGTGTCTTTCGGCTGGGCCGCGATAGCTGCATCGGTCTGGATGATCGTTTGCAGGTAGTTGGCGAGGTCGAGCGCTTCTTCTAGCGCGTGCTGCGCGAGCTGGACGCGAGACAGGCCAGAAGCCGCCAGCGTCACGCCGTACTTGTTGATGCCCACGCGCGAACGGTCCAGCAGCAGCTTTCGATTGGCCTCGACCACCGCATCTACTTCTCCCGCTCCTATCTTAGTGGGGAGAGGGGTGGCGTCCTTCCACGCCCAGGCAACCTTGGTGCTGCCGCCTTTCTCGACCACGCTGATGCGCATCGTGCGCTTGCCGCCCCTGTACGCGCAATCTACGCGCACTTCCGCTTCCTCCCCTGCCTGCATGAAGTCGTTGGCGTAGTCGTTGGCGAACTCGCTGGGGTCATGCGCATATCGCTCGTTGTCGTCAGCCCACCACAGCATGTCCGGCTCATCGCTCGGCCCTTCTGCCGCAGTAGGTGCTGCGAGGGCGCAGTCTTTGGCCTCGGCAGTGCGCTTCCAGTTCATCATGCCGCCGTAATAGCGCTCGATTTCCTCCGCAGCGGCCAGCAATGTGGACTTCTTGGCGTGTACGTGATCCGCGTACATTGGATCAGTAGCCAATGCGCGCAGATGCTTCGACAAATCAGTCGGTGCAGCAGGTGCTGCGCTTACCGGGGCGGGAGATTGGCCGGTTCCGTTGCACGGCTCGCATTCGACATACCGGCTCGGGCCTTGGGAGTGTTCACCATCGCCACCACCGTAGCGACACTTCGCCACTGGCTCGGCCTGCTGTCCGGCTGCTATAGCCTCCTTCGCAGAGAAGAACTCAGGGCAGTTGTCGCACCCGAGGCAAGGCATGTCATTTGACGCTTGTCCGGTTCCGTCGCAGCCAGTTTTGGCCTGCTGTCCGGTAGGTGCTGCGCTACCAGCACGAGCAAGAGCAGCGCGAAGTTCGGCCACCTCCGCGTCGCGGGCTTCGCGCTCGTCGCATTCCTCGTAGCCGGGAAGCAAGCGTTCCCGCCAAGTCTTGATGCCTGCTGCATCTACAGGAAGGGAGCGGCGAGCGAGGACCGACTTCTCGGCAAGCCGCCACATTTGCCAGCCGCGCTCCGCTGCGCCCGACAGATAGGAGCCGTCGCTCGCACGCTCCAGCCAAGGGCCGATATTATCAGCGGCATACGCCTCAAACTCGGCGCGGCTCTTGTTCAGGTCCAGGGCTTCCCCTGCGGTCGTTTTGTTGTTCATGGCGCAACCTTAAAATTGTCATCGTTGAATTCGTGGACCCAGCGCGAAGCGGTTTCCAGCCGCGCGGATCGCACATCGTTTGCCGGGGCGCGTTCTTCGGTCAGCGGCTGCACCAGCAGCCAGCCTGGGCGCGGATCAAACAGAACGTTGGTCTGGCGGCGCACCACTTCCCACCGCTCGCCGTGCTGTTTGACGATCTGCTTTGCGCGCTTGGTCAGTGGGAGAAGGCTAACCACGCGCATCGCTGTCCTCGTTGTTGTTCGTGCGCTGCGCGCGGCCCGATGCGGTGTCGGCCATTGCCTTCATGTAAATGCGCGTCAAGCGGCGCATGATCTTTTCGTGGCGCGGGTAGGCATGCAGCGAGCACGGCAAATCCTCGCGCGGCGATCCGGGCAGTTCGTCGTGGTCGCAGTAGTCGCACTCGCAACGTTCCTTCAGCTTTGCGCGGGCCAGTGCGGTGCAGGCCGCGCGCTTCGTGAAGTAGCGACGGCCTCCCGCGCGGTAGACGGTCGCGGTT